GCTGCTGCCTTTTCTTGACGATATCTTGCTGGTCCTGGGCTGTGTATGTATCCTGTATGGTTTGTCGTTGTGGAACATCATCATTACCTGGATTGCCGCAGGCCTGATCTTGATCGGCCTGGCGGTCCTGATTGGAAGGGCAAAGGCTCAAAATGTTGTTAAGTAGCTTACTGAGCGGCCAACCAAAACCAGTAGTGGACCCGAACGCGACGCCGCGCCCGGATTACGCCCCATCCTGGGGCTACACCACCGAATCGGGCGAGCGGGTTTCAGTGGCGGGGGCGCAGTCCATCGCGACGGCCTACCGTGCGAAGAATATCATCAGCGATGACGTAGCCAAGATGCCATTCCAGATGGTCCAGAGGATAGGGCGCAGCGTGGAGCAGGTGCCGCCCAGCGCGGTTACACGTAATATGGCCTACCTGCTGCAAGTCTCCCCGAACCTGTGGGGCTGGACACCATTCCACTTCAAAAAGGCGAGCATCGAATGGCTGTTATTCTACGGCAACAACTACATCTGGAGCCCGATTGTAGGCCCGCGGCAGCTGCTGATCCTGCCGGCGGACAAGACCACGCCGGTGTTCGACCTGGACGGTAACCTGTGGTACCGGCATACGTTCAACAATAACAGCATTCAATATATCCCCTCGGTAGAGATCCTGCACCTGATGATCAACCCAGACGCCACGGGGTTTGTGGGGCGCGGCGTCATCACGTTTGCGCGCGAAACATTCGGCCGCCAACTGGCTGCCCGGAAAACACAAAGTCGGTTTTTTGCGCAGGGTTTTATGCCGGCAGCGTACGTGCAAATGCCGGGCGAGCTGAACGCCGAAGCGCGCAAAAAGGTGCGCGAGACTTACGAGGAAGCTTTGAGCGGTTCGGCTAACGCCTACCGGTTGGCGGTCTTCGACAGCCGGATTACCAAATTCGAGGCGATCAACATCCAGCTCAAAGACGCGCAATTCCTGGAGAGCATCGACGCCACCGACCGGGATATCTGCAACTTCTTCGGCTTATCCGAACACATGCTCAACCGCGGCAAGGAAGCCTATAACTCCAACGAGCAAAAATACATCGAGTATCTGCAAGGGACGCTCGATTCGTTTCTGGTGCCGTGGGAAGAGGCGGCCCGGATCCGCTGGCTCTCGGTGGAAGAGCAAACGAATACTTATTTCCGCTTTGTACGCGAGTCGCTGCTGAGGATGGACAGCAAGGCCCGGGGCGAGTCGATGGCCATCCGCATCCAAAATGGGATGATGACACCCAACGAAGGCCGGGAAAAGGACGATATGTCCGCATACCCGGACGGAGATCGCTATTACATGGCGGGTAACATCCTGCCTATCGGAGGAGGACCGAATGCCCAAAACCCATAACCCAATCCGCTGCTTCGAAGGCATCACCCAGCCGAACGAGCCGTTCTGGACCTGGCAAAACGTGGCCGGTGGAGAGCCCGAGCTGGAGTTCAACGGTTATATCTCCGAATACTCCTGGTTCGAGGATGACATCACCCCTAAATTGTTCCGCGATGATTTGCAGCAATATGGGCAGGGCGGCCCGATCACTATCCGGATGAATAGTTACGGGGGGGATGTGATTGCGGCGAGCCTGATCAGCACGTATATCCGGGATTACCCGGGACGGGTGACGGTGCAGATCGACGGCGTGGCAGCCAGCGCAGCCACAGTGGTGGCTGTGGCCGGGGATGTGGTCAAGATGCAGCCAAGCGCCTATTTTATGATCCACGATCCACTGGTGGTTTTCTTTCTGGCTGCGCTTAACATCGAGGAAATGACCCGCCTGGCCGCCAGCCTGCAATCGTTCAAGGAGGGCATCGTGAATGTCTACGAGGCCAAGACCGGGCTTTCCCGGCCGCGCCTGTCCAAGCTGATGACGGATGAGACCTGGATGGACGCTCAGAAAGCTATCGACCTGGGCTTTGTGGATCAAATCATCATGGCGGGGAAAAAGCAAATCGAGATCCCCAAGAATACAGCCGTGGTCAACGCGCTGCACAATTTCAAGAACGTTCCGCCTGCCATCATGCAGGCATTTGACCGGGATATCCCGTCCGAGACGGCTGAAGAGGAGCCGGTATTGATGACGGATGAAATGCAAAACGAGGCGCAGGTTCTGCGCGAGCGAATTGTATCTATCTTAGAAAAGGAGCATCACAATGACGGTTGATTTAAAACCATACTTCGACGCCGTAAACGCGGCAGAGGCGGAAGTGCAGCGCGTCGCGCACGAGATCGACGAGCTGTTCCGCGCGGAAACGGACGAAAGCAAAGCCGAGGCGCTAGAGATGAAACCCCTGCTCGATGCAGCCCTGGCCAAGCAGGCCGAGGCGGATGCGCTCTACGAGGCCATGCAAATGACCAACCGGCCAAACGACGCGGCGAAGAACTTTGTACCCGTTTCCACCACATCCCCCGACGATGCAGAAGGACACCAGCCGTCGGTGATCAAACGCCAGGAATATGACCGGCTGAGCCTGGTCGACCGGGCGAAATTCATCCGCTCCGGCGGAACCATAGAGGACTAGAAAGTCCAATCCTACCAACAACCTTTAGGAGAATGAGGAGATTTTGAAATGGCTAACACTTTAACCGGATTAATTCCAACCATCTACGAATCGCTGGATATCGTCTTGCGGGAACTGACCGGTTTCATCCCGGCAGTGACGTTTGACGCTTCTGGCGAGCAGGCAGCAAAAGACCAGACCATCAGCTGGCCGGTGGTCCCGTCTATAGCAGCTGGCAATGTGACACCGGCGGCGACCGGACCGACCCCGACCGATCAAACGATCGGACCCGGCACGATGACCATCAGCAAAAGCCGTTCTGTGGTTTTTGGTTGGAACGGTGAAGAACAGAAATCCCTGGGTGGTATGGCCCGGAAGATTTTGGTCGATCAATTCGCCCAGGGCATGCGCACATTGGTCAATGAGGTCGAGGCTGACCTGGCCGCCCTATATATCTATTCATCCAGGGCCTATGGGACGGCTGGTGCTGTCGCGTTCGATAGCACGAATAAGATCAGCTATCTGGCCCAGGTGCTCAAGATCCTGGAGGATAACGGGGCTCCGACCGGGGATCTGCAACTGGTGCTGAATACTACGGCAGGGGCAGCTCTCCGGAGCCTGGTCGAGCTATACCAGGCTAACACCGCCGAATCGGCCGATTTACTGCGGAGGGGAGTTCTGCTCGATTTGTATGGTTTTGCAATCCGCGAAAGCGCGCAGGTTAAGCAGCATACGGCGACCGCGACCGGATACCTGGTCGATCTGACCGCTGGATATGCCATCGGGACGACCACTTTCCATGTGGACACCGGCACGAATAATATCGCGGCCGGCGACCTCATGACGAACACCAAGACCGGCCGTGATACGAATAAATATATCGTGGCGACCGGCGCGGCTGGTGCAGGTGATCAGGATATCGTCCTGGCTAAGCCAGGCATGAAAGTTGCCTTCGTCAATAACGATCCTTTGACCTTTGCGTCCTATGCCGCGAATCTGGCATTCTCAAGGTCAGCGATCGCATTGATAACCAGGGTACCAGCCATGCCGGAAGGCGGCGACGATGCGGACGACGTGACGGTGATCACGGATCCACAGACCGGGCTCAGCTTCCAGGTTGCCATGTACCGGCAATACCGGCAGCTGGCCTTCGAAGTGGGGCTGGCCTGGGGCGTGAAGGCAATCAAGACGGAAGCTATCGCGACCTTGCTGGGATAAGTTAGCTATTAGCTATTAGCTATTAGCTATTAGTCAAGATAAACTCCATAATGGGGCGAGCTGGTGGGCAAACCGCTGGCTCGCCCCAACAGGAGAGGATGAGCGGAAATGGCTAACATCCTGACGGAGCTCGAGGGGGCGGCGGTCTTGCGGTGTGAAGAGAACGACCAGAACATGCTGGACCTGCTGCCGCTGGTGGATGGGTATATTCAGTACGCCACCGGGCGGGATTGGACTGTGGACAGCCCGATCCGAGCGGAGGCTAAGGCGGCGGCGCGCATGCTGCTGGTGCGCTGGCACGAGGATCCGGGAGGAATGGGAGCGGGCGGCGCGCTGGGTTACGGCCTGGCGGCGGCGTTGATGCAGCTCGAGGCGCTGGCTTTGCAGCTCAGAACGGCCGGTACGCCGGATGAGCCGCTGATCCTGGTCAACACCAATATTGACGGCTACATGGCGGTTGACGCCAGATTCGTGCTGGCGTTCAACTATCCGATGGATCCCGGTTCTACCGCGCGGGTGACCCTGAGTGGAGTCACCACTACCAAGACTCTGGATGCCTCGGGGAGGGTCATGACGATCACGCCGGCGGCTAACCTGGCTCCCAATACGAGCTATATCCTCAAGATCGACTATGCGCCGGATGTCTTTGGCCGGACAATTTACCGGGAGATTGCGATCATTACTGCGTAGTGATTAGGGAATAAGGACGTTTGCGTGCAAACATGGAACTGAACGGTAAGGTGACGAACCCGGGCGAGATGAGGACCAGGATCACTGTGCAAAGGCGGACGGTGAGCTCCAGCGCGGGCGGCTTCGAGACGGCCACGTGGTCCACGCTGGCGGAGGTGTGGAGCAGATGGATCAACGTGCATGGCTCGGAGGCCTGGGCGGCGCAATC